GACAAGAGGCGCTACGCCGGCTACTTTCTGATCCAGTATGACAATGAAGACTGGGATCTGTCATCCTTCTGGGTGAACGGCGTCTCTATGGAGCGGGACGAGTTTCTCAAATTCACGAGCTTCGATCTGGATATTCTGAACCACATCCCGCCCTATCAATTCCGTTAAATTGGGTATTGACATCTGGCACGAGATGTGATATAATGCTATCAGACTGAGAACACACAGGAGGACAGATGAACGAATCAGAGAAGGCACAGGCACTCGCATTCACGCTCTACGCTGAAGACATCGCCATCATCGACGACGCCGACACCAACGACGCGGGCCGCTCGGCCACCTTGCGCCGCATCATCCGCGAGTGGGACGACTGGCGGCAGCGGCGTATGGTGGATACTCCGGCAGACTATGTCACCGCCACGATAGGAGAGTGAACGATGGCAGAACTTCAACGCATCGTCGAGTTCACGGCCGCCTATGACAAGCGCAACCCCGACCCCACCAAGAACTACGGCGCGCATGGCGTCAATATGCGCCTTGTGCTCAAGGGGCCACGGGGCGCAGTCCAGTTCGTGCTATTTACCAACTGGCAACTGCCACACATCGCCAAGGAGTGGGAGAACAAGCCGCGCTCCCTTACACAGCCCCTCCCCGCTGATGTGGGCTATCACAGTCCCGAGCCCCTATGGGAAGGCCAAGAAGTGCAAGCCGAGAACTGCGACTACCTGGATGGTAAGTCGTGCTACTATGACGGATCCGGCCTTGCCGCCAATGATGCCTTTGCCGTACTGGTCGAACGTGGCAGTGCTGGCATCTGGGGCTACTTGGAAGACTACTACCACCGCACATTTGAGGACTCCCCCGATGACGCCGCCCGGGTCCCCGACGGGGGGCGATGATGGAAGACTTTGGGACCATCACGCTCATAGTATGCACCGACTTGCCTGCCGAAACCGACGCGGAACTAGAGGAACGGCACGCAGAGTTTATAGACTTCCGCGATAGCCTTGAGGCATTGTTTGCTCAAGCCGTGAACCTTGTACCCGCCGGTTGGAAAGTCTCGATTCAGGATGACTAACACAGCCTGCACGCATGGTGGCCACACCGGCTTGAGCGCGGGCTGGCCACCCGTCTTCTAAGGCGCTCAAGCCACCACAAGGAGAGCCCTGAGATGCCTAACGCCATCAATCCCTACGACCTCAACCACGTTGCCCGAGTGCGTGCCAAGCTCGGCCCGCCCTGCCCCGAGTGCAAGAAGCCGACCGTCCAGTTCCCTGACGGTACGCGTGCGTGCATCGACGGCATCGGCCACGCCCTCGAGCGCGAGCTCGGCATCCACCGCAGCCCGCCGAAGCAAGGAGATGGATGATGGGCCGGCAACGGTGGCGCACAGAGAATCCGACTGTTGAGAGACTGACCTGTGGCTGCAAGATCATCTGGTATCCCGGTAGTGACATAACACCTGGACTGCTGCGTTGTGCGCTGCACCGATCCGTATCCGACCTGCTGGCGGCGTGCAAGAATCTGCTGAACTGGTCAGATAGGCGCTATCACGGAATAAGCGTCATAGCATGGCAATGCACCCTCTGCGACGGGCTGAGTCCCGATTCGGGTGGACCAGAGACAATCATCCACGCTAAGGGCTGTCCCGTTCCGCAAGTGGAGGCCGCCATCGCCAAGGCCGAGCCCAAGGAGTCCCCCGATGCTTAACTGCCCCCACTGTGGTACCGCATTGCCCGACCGCGGTCACATCATCTGCCCGGGCTGCGCTGCCCGCTTCCACCTCGACCGTGGCGAATTGGTCCCGTTTCGGGACACCTTCCGACCAGGGGCGCTACAGCGCCTGGTGGACGACCTCTCGTGGGCGCTGTGGTATGCGACCGTGGAAAGGAGCGCGTGATGCGGCGCTGGATTGGCGGCGACATCTCATGGGAACAACGCCTCCCCCTCATCAAGAAGTACTTATGGCCTCGCCCGCGCCACAACCGGGGCACACACTATCAGTGTCGTTGTGGCAGCGTCGAGTATGTGCAGTATCGCGGCTGGTGGTATTGCCCGCGATGTGGACGGCGCGAATCTCCGATAGGAGATGAATGATGGAGCGACTGCGCAAAGTATTGTATCACACTAATCAAGATTCTCCAGACTTTCGATTCTCCCGGTGTGGACACTTCCATTGCTGGGGCGGTACATCGGAACATCCTTTCGCAATCATTGAGGGCACAGATGGCTACATCTACGAAATCCCCAGTAACGCCGTCCGATTCTGGCCCACACAGGACGCGATACCCAAGGATTGGCTCCACTAGCACAGTAGCCCACGGGGCGAGCGTGGGCTACCAGGACCAGGGCGATGTGGGGCCGTGCTGGGCCGGCCCTCTTGGAAAGTCAGCGGCCCCAGCGCCGCAGGTGAGGCCCAGACAACCCAGTCAACGGTGAGTTTGCGGGTTCGTGGCCTTCAACCTTACAGAGATCATACCACATTTTTCGGAATCTGCACCAACGACTTTTGGGAAAGGAACATCACATGGCAAGAGACTGGGAAGGGCGGTACTGGTCCAAGATAGATATACGCGGAGAAGATGAATGCTGGCCCTGGAAAGCCGTGCAGCACAGGCAGGGCTATGGGCGATTCAGGCTGGGCAGGCGCATGGTTTTGGCTCACCGGATCGCATGGGAGCTAGAGCATGGGCCGATACCTGAAGGCATGTGCGTTTGCCATACATGCGACAATCCGCGATGTGTCAATCCAGCCCACTTGTTTGCGGCGAGCCAGCTTGAGAATATCGCAGATGCGGTGGAAAAGGGACGACGCGCGAATCGGCGTGGCGAAAAGAACGGCCGTGCCAAACTAACGGAAGAGAAAGTCCGCGAGATCCGCAGGCTTTACACCACCGGCAGGCATTCGCAGAGAGAATTGGGTGAGCGGTTTGGTGTGATAGAGTCCCACGTGGGCCGCATTGTGCGCCGGGAAGTTTGGCCCTAGCTAGACCAGTAGGCGATCCGCCAATTCAGCAAGGAGGCGACATGACCATCTACACGGACGACTTGGCGACGCTGCCCGCCCCCAGCAATATCGAGCTGGCGGCGATGGATCAGCACAACGGGCGCATGACCTTCGCCGAATATTGCGATGCCGTGGCCATCTACGGCCCGTCCCGCGATCTCTTCCGTGAGGATGTGGAACGCGGTATCGACCGGATGGAGATGGCAGGCATCCACATACCCGAGCCTCTGCGCCTCAACAGATGGGCGTGGTATCAGCGCTGGAATGCGGTGCTTGCACGCGATGAGTGCGAGACGGCGCTCGGCGCACGAAATGCCGGTTGTAGGTAGCTGGACCAAAAAGGAGAACTGAGATGAAACGCAGCGAAACCATATCGGCGCTCACCGAGGCGCTGGCCAAAGCGCAGGGCGCATTCCCTGCAGTGCAGAAGTCGGGCGAGAACAAGCACCTTGGCAACCAGTATTGTACCCTGGACGACATCATTGCAGCGGTGCGCAAGCCGCTGGCAGCGAACGGACTGTCATTCCTCCAGCCGCTCGTGTCGCTGGAAGATGGGGCGCTGGTGCTGGAAACCATCTTGATGCACCAAAGCGGCGAGTGGGTGGGCAGCGAGGTTGCCGTGCCCAGCCTGTCGGGCAACAGGGCCGTCAACGAGTTGCAGGCGTTCGGCAGCGCGCTGACCTACATGCGCCGCTACACGCTGACCGCAATGCTCGGCGTGACCAGCGAGGAAGACGTGGATGGGAACGGGGCCTCTGGCAATGGGTACAAGTCCACGGCCAAGCAGGCGGCAAAGCCACAACAGAAGAAGCCCGCACCCAAGCAACCAAGTGCCACGCCCACGGCGCCTGCTCCCGAACAGGCGCCCGCCGACCAGTGGGACGCCCTGACACCCCCCGCCGACTTTACTGAGCTCTGGGGTGCGCACCGCTTTGCGGAGCTTGACTACGAGACCATGCAAGACGCCAAGAACGCCATCGCCGACGTGTACCCTGGTGAGAAGTTGGGTACAGGCGACGACGAGATCCACGTCGACCGGGCGTGGCAAGCATTGATCGACTACGCCAAGAGCAAGGAGGCCTCCAGTGAGTGAATGGCAGCGCTGCCCCGACACGACTGTGACCTCTGGCGTACTTGCCCGCCCATTGCCCTGGGGTGTCTTGATTACCCACGGTGGATCCGATAATCCAGATGCGCCGTATCCGACCGCGCCTCAGTGGGATCTCAGCATTCCAGAGCTGGAGTGGCTGCTGGAGCTGGCAAAGGAGGCCCCCAATGCTTAGCCGCTACCAGTCCGCGCTCAACACCGGCATCGCGATCGTGATCCTCACCCTGCTGGCGGTGGGGATCATGATCGCGGCGACACAGTGTGGGGTAGGGGTTTGGCCATGACCTTCATCCCCGCGCACGAGGCACGGGCGGCTGGCATCTGCTCATGGTGTCAACGACCCTATCACGCCCCCAAGCAAGACGGCGGCATCGTGGTCCCGACATGCGCCCGGTGCCGCCGGAAGCTGAGGGGGAAGGAGACGGATGATGGTACGAGCGGCTGACTTCGGCCCCGGCAAGACGGCGCTGTGGGCGCTGCAGAACAAGTGGCGAAGTGACATCCTTGCGTATGGCGCGCTATGCGCAACCATCGGTATGACTGAGTCGGGCACGCAGGCGTGGGCAGATGCGCAGTCGCGGTGCGACAAGGCATTGCTGGCGCTCTACACCCACGCCGCCGAGATGGAGTTGCGGGCACAGCAAGCAGAGGAGGCATGATGGACCTCTATGCGTTCATGGACAGCTATGGGCTTTGGTTCGCCCTGGCCCTGTTCGTCGCCTCGCTGGCGTACTCGGCGTGGCGCGGGTGGCGAGACGCGGGGAAGGCGTGACATGGCCCTCTTGCTACAGTACGTCAGCATTGGCCAGTTGCTCGGCGGCATCGTCATATCGGCTGCCATCTGCGTGCTACTGCTGACGGTGTGGTGCCTATGTGCCATCGCCGCACACGGCGACGATCTGGCCGGGACGCGATGACACACACGCCGATCCTCTATATCGCCGGGCCCTACACCAAGGGCGACGTGGTGGTAAATGTGCGCAAGGCCATCTCCATCGCAAGCGTGGCACGAAGGCGCGGCTGGCTTCCATTCTGCCCGCACCTGTTCCACCTGTGGCATATGGTGGACCCGCACCACTACACGTACTGGACCGACATGGACCTGGAGTGGCTGGAGCTGGCCGACGCCCTCTATCGCCTGGGCGGCGAATCAAGCGGGGCTGACATCGAAGTCGCGGCAGCGCAAGCCCGGGGTATCCCTGTGTATGAGGGATTTGTGCCACTGGCCCCCGGCGCCGAGGTGGAGGGGTGATGCCATATATCAAGCATGTGACAATCACGTTCGAGGGGGACGGCCTCTTTGTGGCTGGTGGCCCTGTATCTATCCTGCCAGGCACGAAACAGCTGGAATCTGTCGCGGTCGAATTGGGAGATGGCGTGTTCTGGCGGTATCCCGCCGCCACATTGGAACGACTTTCGTTCTCCCATGAGCGAGGACGGCTTCCCCAGCTAAGGTGGGTGGTTGACGACTATGGATGGACGGTAGAGGGATGATGAGAAGGGCCATGCTTTATAGGGAACAGAATAACACACAGGATGCCTGCGTCTATGTGGGACAAATTGATTCGCTTCCCAAAGTCGGCGAAAGGGTGCTCATTCACAACGCGCTGACGAAGTGGGAAGAAGAAGGTATTGTGTCGGCGGTAGATGCCCACAAGCGCGTGTACACAGTGGCAATGCAGGTGCCTAGATTAGAGCAGGCGGCGCTGTGGGAGGCCGCGAGTTGACACCGGGCAACCGTGCCGAATCACAGAGAGGAGACAACATGAAGACGAGACACTATGTACTGATCGGGATCCTGGTATTGGCATTGGCAGCCGGGGCCATATATAGCTTCGTGAACTATGGCACGGCTTGCCCGCGCAAAGCGACGGCACGGTTCCTTGACGATTACAACTCGCTGGTGGTGCAGTTCAGCGACACTTTCAACCGTGCAGCGAGCACGTCACGTATCGCCCTGTCGCCGGTGATCGGCGAGTTGCAGAGCATCAAGCGGGAAGTGGACGACCTCGACGATGTGTGCCAGGAGGCGACCCAACTAAAGGCGGCGACTGTCTACGCGATGGATGCGAGTATCGACGGCTTCATGCTGTTCATGGCAGACGCCCCCGATAAGGACGTGGCCGCCAAGTTCGGCGAGGCGACCCGGCGAACGGAGACGGCCACCCGCAAGATTGGCGTGCTGGTGAAGGCCGCGGGGGGCGGGCGGTAGGCGCGAGTTGACACGGCAGAGGAATCGTGATATGATCTGGACAAGCCTAGACCAAGAGTGTGCGGGGACTTTTCCGTCTCCGGTCACAATCCCATACGCATGTGGGCAAAGGTCCCCATATCGCACACGTGGACGCAAGTCCCCGTCTCTTGGTCTAGGCAACCGGAGACACGTGTCGCGGTATGGGGTCTTTTGCGTTTGGGAGGAATTATGGCGCGTGCACCAAGGCGAGGTAGAGTGAACCTTCTCTGCCAGCATTGCGGCAAGACATATAATGTCGTTGCCAGCCGCCAACACCATAGCAAGTATTGCTCCAAGGAATGCCAAGACAATGCCGCTAGCCTCGGCGAAACGAGGGCATGTCTCATTTGTGGCACATCCTTTTACGTTCCCCGCTGGAAGATAGAAAAGGATGTCGGGCACTATTGCTCCTCCGAGTGCTTTGGAAAGGCGTCTCGCAAACGTATAGAGGCAAAATGCATTCAGTGCCATCACACCTATATCATCATAGAGAGCAAGCAAGACGCGACCAGGTTCTGTAGCCGGGAATGCCAGGCAACATGGCAATCTGAGAACTGGACAGGATCAAACTCCCCGCACTGGGGCGGCAGAGAGCAGGAATGCGCATGGTGCGGCAAGATATATCTTGTCGGCAAGTGGAAAGCCGACAATGGTCTATCCCGTTTTTGTAGTCGAGAGTGCTATGGGCGTTGGCGCTCCCAAGAGTTATGCGGGGAAAACAGCAATCAGTGGAAGGGCGGACGTGCAGAGTATTATGGTCCAAACTGGTACAAGCAGCGGGCAAAGGCACGGCGCCGCGACAAGTTCACTTGTCAGAGATGCGGTATCCACCAACAAGATTGTGACCAAGCCCTATCTGTTCACCACATCAAGCCATTCTGTGAGTTCGGCTATGTGCCTGGAGAGAACGAAAACTATCGGGAAGCAAATAGACTGGACAACCTTGTATCGTTCTGCCAACCGTGCCATATGCAAGAGGAACATGCACTAGCTTAACCAACCAACAGCGATACCATAGGGGCGAGCTATGGAATTAGCATCAATTGAGGAAGCCGTCGCGCTGGCGCAACGACGCTGGCCGGGGCTTGAACTCAGAATCAAGAATCACCATGAGGCGAATGGCCCTTGTCCTATCTGCCACAAAGCAGAAACAGACGGGTTCGTGTTGTTCGAAGACGGAGGCTATTTCTGTCGACCAGGCGACCATACGGGATGGCTTGACGAGGAAGATAACAGGCTCTCGGCAGAGGAGCGGCGCCTACTGTGGATAGAAGCAGAGGCGCGCCGCGCCAGACGGGAGCGCGAACAGATGCAGCGCCAGCTTACCGCACTCGAACGGATGCTGGAATGCACGGACCACATCAAGTATCACAAACTGCTCGACGACTCCGACCGGGAATGGTGGCATTCGCAAGGCATCTATGATTCGGCGATAGACGAGTACAAACTCGGCGTGTGCTACAACTGCCCGACCGCTCCCCGCCAAGCGTCTTATACTATCCCCGTTTTTGACAGCACATGGACCAAGCTGCTCAATATCCGCCATCGACTGATAGACGCTACCAATGGTGATCGCTACCGACCACACATGGCGGGGCTGCCCGGGAAGCTGCTTTTCAATGCCCGGTGGACCAAAGAACATGACACGCTCCTGGTGGTGGAGGGAGAGAAAAAGAGTATCGTCGTAAGTTCGCATGTTATGCCGGCGGTGGGCATTCTTGGCGCATCTGGCTTTGACATGCGCTGGCTACCCCACTTTGAGAATGTCAAGCGGCTATACGTGGCACTTGATCCAGATGTGCAGGATAAGGCCATGGCATTGGGCAAAGAGATTGCTACCAAGAGCAAGATGGACGTGCGTGTCTGTACATTCCCGGTAAAGCCAGACGACTTCTTTCTCAAGGGAGGCAAGCCCAAGGAGTTCGCGGATTTTGTCAAGTGGGCCAAGGTGGTGAACTGATGCCCCCGAAGTTGCCGCCAAAAAACGTATGGGATTTGTTCAGACGCTGCGTGCTGGGCATCACAGATGCTCAGATGCGGGGCTATGCGCTTCAGCTTATGATACGAAGACGTAAGGAACAGGGGCGAGACAGTGGCTAACTTTACGACCGAGATGGGGAACTTTACTCCCCTATTCGACGTGGTGATCCAAACTGTGGGCGTGGTAGGCGCTAGCGTCTATGGGCGCGTATGGCGCTATTGCCAGGGCGAGCGCGGCGTGTGCCAAGCGTCGATGGACACGATAGCGAACGAACTGGGCATGAGCCGGCAGACGGTAGTGCGGTGGCTCGGGAAGCTATGTGATGTCGGCTATCTGGAAGACACCACACCAGGATTGCGCAACCGACCACATACTTACCGTGACACCGGCAAGGTGCAGATCCAGGTACGTCTGGATGCTGTAACAGAGAGTGACACCCCCGATTCCACTGTAACAGAAAGTAGCAGTGCTGTAACAGAAAGTGACTCTCACTGTAACAGAAAGTCACATGAAGAGAGAAAGAAGAGAGAAGGTAAGAGAGAAGAAGACGACGCTTCCGCGTCGGTTCCTCCTGGCGATCTTGATGAGATAGACTGGCACGATGGGAGTGAGGGGATACCCGATAACGGTGACGCGGAGAAGTTCAAGCAGACGGGCGACATCGTGTTGGATATCGTGGCCGCCAGTGACCTGCACAAGAAACGTGGCATACCAGACTGGGCCATGCTTGGCGCTGAGGGATTGCACCCCGTCTTCCCGGTGGTGAAGGCGTTTTGTGAGTTGACGGGGCAAGACGCAATGTCGCTGAAGAAAACGCAAGGGCAAGGGTGGCTGAAGCAATTCGAGAAACTGGGGGGGGAGCATAGCGTGTCTGTCAAGCAGCTTCTGCAGGCACACGAAGTGCTGCCGGACAAAGAGTGGGGCGAATGGCACCTACAACACCACAAGTGGAATACGCCCTTCCAAGACAGCTATGTGGACATGCTTACTTACGCGGCGCGACAGATACGCGACGGGACACTAGAGACAGGCAGCAAGGTGATAAGGATACGCAATTGATGATCGACTACAGCCAGCTCGTACACTCACCCGCAGAACTGGCAGCGGAACAAGTGGCCTGGGCCAAGCACCTGAAGGATGCACCCGGCGTGCCATTCGGCATCCCGGCGGTGGATGCCAAGGTGATCCCCTTTCACCCGGGCGACATGGTGGTGTTCGTGGCACGACCAGGGCATGGAAAAACATCGATGCTGGCCTACCTTGCACGGGCGGAGGCCAGGCGCATCCAGATGCGGGGTACGGTAGATACCGAGGCGGTGGTGTATGTGACGTGGGAACAGGTCACGGAGGAAATCAATGCTGTCCTTGACGTGAGCGAGAACTACACAGTGAGCGATCTCGCCTGGGGTAAGGTGGACCTCGATATGGTAGAGCGCCAAGCGATGAAGCGGGCGGGCATGCCGATCTGGATTATCGGCGATAGCTTGGCCCGCACCAATGCCAAGTCGCCGCGCATGTATCCAGATGCGGTGTTCGCCGCCATTGAAAGCATGGCTGACGATTACGGTGTGCGCCCGACGCTGATGTGCTTTGACTACATTCAGCTTATCCCCATCCCTACGCAGGCCGACCGGATGAAGCAGGTAACAGAGGCCGCGCACCGCTGCAAAGAACTTGCGAAGCGTGTTGGATGCCCGGCTGCCGTGGCGGTCCAGGCGCGGCGAGAGGTAGACAGCCGCGAGAACAAGACGCCCGGCCTGTGGGATGCACAATGGGCCAGCAGCATCGAACAGACGGCCGACAAGTATTTCAGCCTGTGGCGTCCTTGGCTCACCGAGCCCCGTGAGGGGATTGTGGACATTGACGGGCGCCAACTTCCCGTGACTGAGGGCCTGCTGATCATGAGCATGCAGAAGCAGCGATTTGAGAATGGACGTTGGACGTGGCCGCTATGGTTCCAGCCGCAATACCTCAAGCTGTGTGAGCTGGAGCTGAGAGTTGACAAGCTCAACTTCTAGGGCACCCTGCTCGAGCTACGCGGCGACGTGAGGAACGCGAAGGAGGCGTGAGATGCACGGAATAGAATGGCTCAATCGTCCAGGGACAACTGGGGAAACTTGGTCACCCATTACCGGCTGCACCCCCATCAGCGAAGGGTGTGCCAACTGCTACGCCCGGCGCATGGCCAAGCGGCTGGCGGGGCGGTTCGGGTATCCAGTAGCACCCCATGAGTTCGACGTCACGCTGCACCGGGACAAGTGGCGTGACCCGCTGAAGTGGAGCAAGCCGCGTACCGTCTTCATGTGCAGTATGTCCGACCTGTTCCACGAGGACGTCGACGAGTATTTCCGCGCCGACCTGTGGGCCGTGATGTGTGGCACGCCGCAGAACACATATATCGTGCTCACCAAGCGGGCGAAGGCAATGCACGACTGGATCGTGGACAACGAAATGGACATGCCGCCCCACATCATCGGCATGGTCACTGCTGAGAACCAGGCGCGTGCCGATGAACGGATACCGTGGCTAGTCAAGACGGCCTTCATGGTGCGTGGGGTGAGCGTGGAGCCGATGCTGTCAGCCATTGACTTGTCCCGTTGGCTAGGCGGCAGCGAAGAATGCTACGTCTGCGGAAGCACCGGAGAGGGAATCGCCGGGACAGACTGCCCCGCCTGCTTGGGCACGGCATACATTGACAAGCCGCCATTACTTGACTGGGTGATATGCGGCGCCGAAACAGGGCCTGGTGCTCGCCCGATGAACCTGGCCTGGGCACGCGACCTGCGCGACCAGTGCAAGGCGGCAGGCGTGCCCTATTTCTTCAAGCGCGCGGGGCCTGGCCAGGAGACGCCACCCGACCTGATGGTGCGTGAGTGGCCCGGGGAGGCGACATGAGAACAGCAAGATGGCTGACCGTGATGGTGCTACTCGTCGGCCTGCTTGTGACGACCCGGGTGGCGTCGCCGTCCACCCCGACGCTGATGAACGAGCTGCCGCTGGGCCGGTGCTACAGCCGGTGCGCTGCCTCGATCCTGTTGAACTTCGACTGGTGCGCCAGCGGGTGCCGGTACGTGCTCGGCGGGGAGGAGAGGTGAGATGAGAGACCTAATACAGCGCTGGATCTGGCGTGCATTTGTGCGCCACTGCAGAGACCTACACAATGCCGCCTTCGAGGCATGCAGCGACCGGCGGTGCTGGCTGACGTGGCAGGTCGAGCGGCGGCTATACTTCTGGCTGTACCCGGAGGCGTGAGATGAAAAAGCTGTGGTTACGCGAACGCGACGCCGACCCGTCGTGCTGGTGCCCCTGGGAGCCAGCGACAACGGTTGTCATGGGGCGGAGCTTCATTGGTCCTCAGCCGCCAGGTGACGATGTGGGCGTGTTCTGGTTCGATGATGATGTCGTGAACATCCAGCTAAACGCCCTGGGCGTGGAGGTGTATCACAAGTGGCAGGAGGAGGCGTGAGATGAGAGACACCCGCCAAGCGACCATCGGGGCGTTGGCCTATGCGCTTGAGGGACTAGTCAAAGACGCTACCCTGACACATGAAGAGCGGATAGAGATGGCGAATCGGTGGCTGGCGGTAAAGGTGCCTGAAGAGGAGGCCGACGATGCCTAACCTATGGCATTGTGCGCCAGGCGGCGTGATCACGCTTGTGGTATTCGTGCTGAGTTCTGTGGCATTGGCGTACTTCCGCAACGTCTATGCGGTCCTGGCGTGGCTGGCCCTGATGCTGTTCTGCGTGACGTTTGGGCCTATCGTTGACCGCTGGTGGGGGAGAGGCTGATGCCTGACGAGAGCGAGCTGGCGCACGACATCGACGGCTTCATGGAGGCTGCCGGGTTCCACGTTGACAAGTTCTCCCAGAACCGCAAGACGCGCGGGCAGCTCGCAGGGCATCCAGACCGCGTATACCTGGGGCATGGGCGCCTGCTGTATGTGGAACTGAAGGCGCATACCAACACCCTCACCGTGGCCGAAGAGGACTGGTGGGACACGCACCGGCCGTACTTCAATTCGCCATACGTCGACGGGTGCATCTGGCGCCGCTTCGACGATGCGCTCGAGTGGGTGAAGGGGATGGAGGAGCTGCCGTGACCACCCCCATCCGCGCCACCACCCAGTTCTGGGGGTCGTCGCAGGACAGAGGACATATTGCGCGCTTGGGAGGATACGGTGATCGTTGATGAATTGTGTCTGTTGCCCATTCTTGTGTTTATCCTGGCCTTGCTGCTCACCTGGCTGGGTCACGCAATTGAGAGAATGGCATGACGTGGAGTAAGCGCCCCATCGAGCACATTGACGGCAACACGGCGCTGCTGTCCGTCGTGTTCACGTGGGACTTGCCCCAGGCCTACAGCCGTGCCGTGTGGTTGCGCGAGATGGGCTACCGTGTCAGGGCAGGTGGGCCAGCGGTGAAGCTGATGCCCGACTACCTGGCAGACGTGGCCGAATGCAACGGGATGGCGGTGGATGCGCTACCCTGGCACAACCCAGCGGCGACGTTCACCAGCCGGGGTTGCATCCGGCGGTGTGGATTTTGCGCGATCCCGAAGATAGAGGGCGACTTGGTAGAGCTGGACGACTGGCCCGTGCGTCCCATCATATGCGACAACAACCTGCTCGCATGCAGCCGCGCACACTTCGACAATGTAGTGGACAGGCTCAAGCTGCTCGAAGGCATCGATTTCAATCAAGGGCTGGATGCGCGGCTGTTGACCAAGCACCATGCGGAACGACTGGCTGAGCTAGACTGCATTGCGCGATTGGCATGGGACGACATGACCTATGAGCGCCCATTTCGGCGTGCCTATGAAATGCTACGGCATGCCGGGTTCCCCGCTGATCGCGTCTTCGTCTATGTCCTGATTGGCTACAATGACACGCCAGAGGATGCGCTATACCGATTGAGCGAGATATGGAAAACAGGATCATTCCCTGATCCTATGCGCTATCAGCCGCTCGACGCACTGCACAAGAATAGCTTTGTGGGCGAGCATTGGACAGAGCGTGAACTGCGCCGCTATACGCGCTACTGGTCCCGCCTGTTCTGGTTCAGCGTGCGATTCAAGATTCCATTTGAGGAGTATGTAGGATGACACCGGAAGCCTTGTCCTGGGTGCTGAGTGGCACAAGCGCCGTGATGCTTTGGCTGATGGGCAACAAAACCAAGTGGGGGCCGCGCGTCGGCATTGCCAATCAAGTGTTGTGGATCATCTATGCTATCTGGACGCAACAGTGGGGCTTGCTGCCCGGCGTCCTACTCTACACCGCGATCCACATTCGCAATCTGATCCGGTGGGAAGCAGCATGACCATCTACAGCCACAGCCCCAACGACCTGACCTGGGGCGACATTCGCGGTGAACTGCCGTGGGGCCACCTCCCTGGCAACGGGTGCGAGCATTGGTTGCCCAACCCGGACGCGGCAGAAGTGGCGACGTGTGAGGACCGGTGCCCGCTCTACCTGGAGGATGGTGCCGAATGTAACCAAAAGGACGAACGATGTCCTTTTTACCGCACGCACCATAAGCAGCAGGCGATGGCCAAGACCAGCTACCGCCTACGCAACAAGTGGCAGCGGGAACTGGACCAGGCGGTCGAGCGGATAGTGGCGGAGAGGGAGGAATCATGAGCATGACTGAGCCGGGGCGAGCGGCTTGGCGTGAACGGGTCCGCGAGACAGCCGAACAGCGCGAATGGGTAGCACTGCAAAAGGGCTATCTCATCTGCGGCCACCTACGCGACGGGGAGGCCATGCGCACCTGCGACGTGGTGGACCTGATGGGCGTCGTCAAGTGGGACACGGCCTACCGCGCAATGGAGTTACTGGCTGCTGCGGACCCCGCACTCAAGCAGGACGGGGATGGCTTCTGGTATCTCGACTTTGAACAAATGAGCGTCTAATACCCCAGAGAGTGGGGTATCCTCTGTGGTATGCTTACGCTAGGACCACCGTATCAGCCTCGGTTCTAGGAGGAGCGTACTATGCCACAGTTTGATTTTGCGCAGCTTGCCATCGGCGGCGTTGCGCTCGTATGGCTCATTCCCCGCGTCGTTCAATTCCTCAAGACTGCCTTCGGCCTGAACGGAACCCGCAACATCTGGATCGTCGTGTTCTGTCTGGGCCTTTCCTTTTCCGGCCTGGCGGCGGCCATCTCTGAGGGGCTGGTGCCCGAGGCCGCGATGCTATACATCCGCGTCGGGATGATTGCGCTGGCCGGGGCAGTCGCTGCATGTGGGGCCATTGGCGAGTACGAACTAAAAGAGAAATTCAAGGCGTAGCTATCAGCCGTGAGGGGCGCACGGAATCATGACACCACCAGACCAGGCCACCAACAATGGGCGCACAACCATAGCTATCTTGGGCGTCAAGCTCGACTATCTTATCGACAAGGTGGACAAGATAGAGACGATGGTTGGTGACGACCATGCCGACCTGTCAGAAGTAAAGCAAACCATCCGTATCTTGAAATGGGGGGGCGGTGCTCTCGGCGCGATTACCTTGGCACTAGGCACCGCGTGGGCGAAGCAGGCGTTGGGCCTGTAGATGGCACGTACACTAAGGCGAGAGTGGTACAACGTACCGCGAAACGCGGATACGGTGTACCGCATCGTGCCCATCGGGGACGTCCATATCGGCACGGCAGCATGTGATGAGAAGCTGCTGCGCCAGGTCGTGGCCCGTATCGAGGCCGACCCGATGTGCTACTGGATCGGCATGGGAGATTACTGCGAGTTCGTTAACATTCACGACAAGCGTTTCGACCCGGGCGTCTTGGCGAAGTGGATTGGCGTGGCCGACCTCGTGGATCTGGCAGAGGCCCAGCGTGACCACTTCCTGTCCATCGTCAAGCCGATCGCGGGCAAATGCCTGGGGCTGGTCGCCGGCAACCACGAGGGCACGATCCTTCGCAAGTTCGAGCGCGACATTTACCGCGAGATCGTGGTCACGATCAAGGGGTGGGGCGGCTTCCCGAATGACCACGACCTGGCCTTCGGGGTGTACGGCTGGCTGCAGTTGTGCTTCTGCTTTGGCCCTGACAAGCACGCCGGCTCAACGGTGATTAAGGGCAACGTCCACCACGGCTTCACGGGTGGACGCCTCGGCGGGGCCAAGGCGCTGAACATGGAGCGGTGGTTGTGGACGCACGACGCCGACTTTGTGCTGTTCGGCCACAGCCATAACGCCGACACCTACCGGCGTGCGGTGGAGTATGTGGATCGCTACGGGCACATTCGAACGCAGGAACGGCTCGGGGGCTACTGTGGCACCTTCATGCGCACTGTGAACGACGGCGGACCGTCGACGTACACCGAGTGGGCGGGCTACCTGCCACAGCCGATTGGCGGTATTGAGCTGGAGCTGCGGCCCGGGTTGCAGAAGGGCCAGCAGATGGTGAAGATGACGCTGTGAGGAGGAGGAATGTCGGACCTTAGTTCATATGACATCAGCCACGAATTGTGGCGTGAGTACGAATGGATTGATCCAGATACGGACAACATACGTGTCTATCGCATTCCCAATCCGAAGACGCTCTATTTGCGTCCTGGCGGCTCAACCCATCGCGTACTAGACACGGATGGCGTTGCTCATTGCATTCCGAGTGTGGGCCGCTTTGGTTGTGTGATGCGCTGGAAGAATCCGCCCGAATGTGAGCCGGTGAAGTTCTGAGTTCTATAATCAAGGGGGTCTGAGACGGATGTCGCCCGGCAGGGTAGGAGGGCGGGGCAGGCGAGCATTGCGACTGCGCGTGGGCCGGGCGCCATCCGTTATGGAGGGTGAGATGATTGCAGCATTCTTGTGTGGGCTGATGTACGGTGCGCTGGCCTATCGTGCGTGGTGGGTCAAGCCGCGCGAACTGAGGGCTGAGCTTGAGGCGTGGGACAGCCTGAGTGATGAGGCGCTGGCCAGCTTTGAGTGGTGTTGTGCGCCCTGTAATAGCGGCACAATGTCGGTCGGTGTACCCCAAGACAACGGGACCATATTCGGGCACACAGAAGTATTCGGGCACACAGAGGTATTCGGTCCCGAGGAAGACCCTGCGCACTATGGCAAGGGCTGGGGCCCAGACCCGTATATCACGCGGTACGGAATGCCGTGGAGACGGTAGGCGTCATCATCTCTCCTCCTTTTTGATGCGTGCGGGGCGGGGACGGGTGGGCTCCTGAACCGCCCCCACGCAGAGGGGTGATGAATGAAGAGATGCTCAACCTGTCGGTCTGAAGTATGCGACTTCTGCATTCATTACGCCTACAACGGCGGTGATGGAGCGGAGATTCCAGCAGAGGTGTTCGTGGGCGATGGATTCTGCAAGATAGACGGCACGAACCGCTGGCCTGAGGACGGGGACGGGTGTGACAACTTCGTGTGTCACAACTGGGCGGGAGAGAGAGAAGCCCTGATAGCAGGATAGGATCAGTGACTCCAAGGAAGGACAACGGACAATTCGCCAAGGGACACTCGGGCAACCCGAACGGTCGTCCCAAGCGCAGCACGGAAGAGAAGTATCTTGCCGCGCTCTCTCGCCACGTCACGCTGAAGGACTGGGCCACCATCGTCAACACGGCAGTGGCCCGCGCCAAGGCCGGCGACTCTACCGCCCGGCAGTGGCTGAGCGACTACCTGATGGGGAAGCCGGTGCAGCGCAGCGAGATCAGCGGCCCAGGTGGGAAGGCAATAGAAGTTGACGACACTCGAGCTGAGTACCATAGTCGAGCCCTGGACACACTCGCTCAAGCCCTCGGAGGTCTCCTGGCTGAGCGAAGTGATGGACAGCGAGGCCCTGTGGATGCCACAGAGCACACCGCAGTGGATGGCAGCGCTGAGTCAGGCGGATGAGGTCTACTATGGCGGGGCAGCGGGGGGAGGCAAGAGTGACCTGCTGCTCGGCCTGGCCGCTACAGCGCACCGGCATTCCATCATCTTCCGGCGCGAACTGACCCAGCTATCAGGGCCGGCGGGCTTGATCGAGCGAAGTCGGGAGATCATCGGCACGAAGGGGCGGTACAACGGGATCGAGCATGCATGGCGTGACCTGCCTGGCAAGCGGGCGCTGGAGTTCGGGGCCTGTCAGTATGACCGGGACAAGCACAAGTACCAAGGGAGGCCACACGACTTTATCGGCTTTGACGAGCTGCCCGAGTTCTTGGAGTCGCAGTACCGTTTCCTGATTGGGTGGCTGCGAACGGTTGACGAGGATCAGCGGTGCCGGGTCATCTGTGCAGGCAACCCGCCGATGCACGCGGATGGGCAGTGGGTGATTGAGTATTGGGCGCCGTGGCTGAGCGAGCACCATCCCAACCCGGCGCAACCGGGGGAGCTGCGGTGGTTCGCCATCGTGGACAGCAAGAACATCGAGGTCGAAGGGCCAGAACCATTCGAGCACAACGGGCAGGCAATCACGCCGAGGTCGCGCACCTTCATTCCGGCAAAGCTGGGTGACAACCCGTACCTGAGCGAGACGGAATACGGCACAGTCCTGAACAACCTACCGGAGCCGCTACGAACGCAGCTTCTCTATGGCGACTTTACCATCGGCGTGCAGGATGACCCGTGGCAGGTGATACCGACCGAGTGGGTACGGCAGGCACAGCGGCGCGGGAAGCAAACAGAGCAACCGGACACGCCGCTGTCAGCAGTCGGCGTGGATGTGGCAAGGGGCGGTGATGACCAGACGGCCATTGCCAAGCGATATGATACCTGGTTCGCGCCACTGATCAAGGTCGATGGCCGGCAGACACCGGACGGGGAATCAGTCAAGATGCAGGTTCTTGTGGCCCTTGGGGGTGAGTGGCAGGCAATGATCAACGTTGACGTGATCGGAGTGGGATCTTCGGCCTATGACTCGCTGGCCTACTATGAGTCGGAAGATGGGGAGCATCTCAACGTCGTGGGCGTGAACTTTGCGGCAGCAACGCATACGCGCGACCGATCGGGGATGCTGTCCATGCGCAACGTGCGCGCTGAGGCGTACTGGGGGCTGCGCGAGGCGTTGGACCCGGTGAAGGGCGACAACCTGGTGCTTCCCGACGATCCTGAGTTATTGGCCGATCTGGTGGCCCCACATTGGAAGCTGAGCGCGAGCGGCATTCAGATCGAAAGCAAAGACGAAATCAAGGCACGCCTGGGCCGCTCGCCTGACTGTGGCGATGCTGTGGTTCTGGCTCACTATGGCTCATACGGCGCTTGGATGACACTCTTATGAGACAGACGTACAAAGCGGCAATCACGGGTGGGGTGTACGGGGCCAAGGCACTGACGCTCGGCGACATGGACGAGTTCATGGACTGGGCCATCGACGCGGGCGACGGGACCAAGCCGCAAGACTTGTACGCCGCTGTCGCCTGGACGTTCTGGTGCGTGAACCTGCGCGCCAACAACATCAGCCAAATCCCCTATGGCGTGTACAGCTTGGCCCTGCCCGAAGGCGACGAGGACGAGGACAATGAAGAGGAGTGGCCGCTCGACCTGGCGCCGCTGCTCTGGGATGTAGAGGCGTGGCTGTCGCTCAAGGCAGCGGCGTATGTGCTCAAGCGGCTCGGGCGTCGATCGCAGCAGTTGGCGAAGCTGCAGGTGCTCAACGCCAACACGATGCGGGTGCTCAAGTATGACGACGACGGACCGACCGTCTTCCGGCAGAAGGTGGGTGCTAGGCAGAGGGACTACCCCGCCGAGCAGATCGTGTACTTCCGCGCGTTCAGCCCGACCACCGACATTGGCCCCGGCATCGGCGCGGGCGAAGTGGGGCAGGTGGCGGCGACTCTGATCAAGAACGCCAATGCGTGGGCGGCTGCATTCTTTGAGAACGGGGCCATACCGGCGGTATTCCTGACCACAGAGGGCTCGGTCCCGCCAGTCGAAAAGGAGCGCATCCAGTCGCGATGGGAAAAGATCCTCAAGGGCGTGGGACGGGCCTTCAAGACGACGGTGCTCGAACGCGGTCTGGTGCCCACCGTCATCGGCCAGCCAGTCAAAGACCTGGCCATGCCACAACTGGAGAGCACCAAGCGCGAACAGATCCTGGCCGCGCACAACATTCCGCCTGGATTGGCCGAAGCCAAGACGAACAGGGCCGAACGGGATGCCTTGCAGTATGAGCTGTGGACGCAATCGCTTATCCCTTGGGTTCGCACGCGCATACAGCCGGTGCTCAACGACCAGTTGTTCAACGAGCTGGGCCTGCGGGTGCTGTTCAAGACCAACGAGATTGAGGTGGTCCAGAAAGAGGAGATCGCCAAGGCTGAGAGTATGGCCTTTACCATCAATGGGGTGGCATTGCCCGCCTACACGGCGAACGTGATGTCAGTCGATGAAGTCCGCTCGTGGATCGATAGCGTGGGCCAGGCCGCCAACCTACCATCGCTGGATAAGAAGTTCGAGCCAGAGGAGCGCCTTGCCCCGCAGCCGTTCGGTGGGCCGCAACCGCAAGAGGGACCAGGGACACAGCAGCCAGCAGGCGAGCGAGTGGATGCACGTACCCGCCCAAAAGCAGTGGCCCCGGAATGGGGCCACCACCGGATCTCTTCGCCGAGCTGAGCCGGTGGAAGGCAAAGGCCATCCAGCGCGGCAAGGTAACGCACTTTAACAGCGACATCATTCCGGACTGGCTCAACGCCGAGGTCGTGGCAGCACAGGAGGCTGTGGGCGTCGAAGGCGCATTCTCGTTCCTCAAGCAGACGCCGCTCGACGTGCGAATGGCAGCGGAGCGGCGCATCAAGCGCAAGGTGCAGGCCATTCTAAAGGAGCGCCAGGCGCAGGCAGCGCGGGCGATCGAACAGGGCGAGCAGTTCGATTACGAGGGGTTGGCTGAGGAGCTGCGCGCCGCTGTGCAGCCCGAGCTATCGGCGCTGATGGTGGACAACGCCCTGCGGCTGAGCGTCGAGGTGGGGATAGGCTTCGACCCGGCGATCATCAACACCGAGGCGCTGCGCTGGGCGAGAGAGTACAGCTACAAGCTGGTGACGGGGCTGACCGACACGACGCGCGAAGTCATTAGCGAGGCAATGCAAGCCTTCGTGCAGACGCCGGGGATGACCATAGGGGACATCGAATCGCTGATCGAGCCCGCCTTTGGCCCGGTGCGCGCGGAGATGATTGCGGTCACTGAGACGACACGGGCCTACTCGGAAGCGACCAATAAGATGCAGGGGCTGTTGCAGCGAGAGACGCCAGAACTGGCCATAACGCGGGTCTGGAACACGATGAACGATGAGCTGGTGTGCGCCATCTGCGGGCCAGCAGAGGGTGCGTTTGAGAATGAATGGACACGGTTGAGCCTACCGATGGACGGTCCGCCGGCGCACGTCAACTGTCGGTGCGAATCGAGCATCTCATTCCTGACGCCCGAGCAGCTCGAGGCCGAGTTCGCCGAGCGCCAGGCTGAGCGCGAGGCGTGGCTGAGGGAGCAGGGATTGATTCAGTGAGTGAGAGGCAACCCCGAGAGGAGTGCTGAGATGGACGTGTGGATTGTGGAGAATGGGCAACTCGTTCTTTACAAGCGCAGCGGGGAGTGCAACCAGTGCGGGGAGTGCTGTTGCACCCATACTATAGAGTACCAGATGTCGGCGTCCTTTAAGAGTCAGAGGCCATCGGCAGATGAGGTGGAAGATGGTGATTGGTCGAACAGTGAGGGATGGTCGGCGCTGCAAGCGCAGGGCATTTGGTGGTGGCTCAAGGTCACAGAGATTGCCGATGAGCCGCGCCCCTGTCCCGCCTATGATTCAGAGACGCACCTATGCACGATCTGGCAGAACATGGAAACGTTCCGGCCCATTTGCCGATACTGGCCCTTCAACCCGAAGGACATCGCAAAGTATGAGCATTGCAGCTTCGAGTTTGAGCGGATAGAGGACAATGCCTGACGACATCGACATCAGCGGCCTGGACAAGCTACAGCGGGCCATCAACGAGCTGCACGGCCCTGCGCTGCTGCGCTTCAAGGGGCGGGCGACCTACTTTGTCGCCGTCGCGCTCAAGGACATGTTCAAGCGCAGGCCTGCCGGGTCACACTCGCCCGTCAAGTGGGCCAGTCGCAAGCAGCAGGCATTCTACCACTGGATGCGGCGCAAGGCCGGCCTGCCGCTCAAGTACACGCGGGGTAGCGACCCGATGAGCCAGCGCTCGGGCGCAAGCTGGGCCATCTCGCGCCAGGCGGAGAGCGCCACGCTGGGCAACCGGGCGACCTATTCGCCCTACGTGGTGAGCAGCCAGTACCAGACCGAACAGCACAAGGCGACGGGATGGCAGACGGACCAACAGATTGCAGATAGGGCGCTGAGCGATGGCACGGTGAAGCGCATCGTGGACGCCAACATTGCCACCATCGTGCGTGAGGCGTTCAGGGGGTTGTGATGACACTCGAACCTATGTACTGGACCGATACCATGATCGAGGACACCACCTTTGTCCCTTGCGGGCCGCTGCTTGAGGGCGAAGACATGGCCGCACGACTTGAGAAGACGCGCCAGTGGTGGGCCGAGTTGTTGGATACGCCCCTGGATGAGCGGCTGACGTGGCCGCTCAAAGTTGCGGCACCCCACCTTATGACCATCGAGCAGCTTCGTGTCGAATGCTGGCAGCATCGTCTTGCGGATTATGACCGGCCTACCGGCTGGATGGACGGCTGACATGGACCGCGAGTTCTGGCTACAGTTTCGCCAAGCGCTGCTGATGATGGTGGACATCATCGAACGGTTCAAGCTGCCGGAGCTGCCGAGAACGAGCGAGCTGAGGAAAGAGGCGAAGAGGCAACCCTAGAGAGGAGTGCTGAGATGGAAGTACCAGAAGCAAGGTGGATTGACCCGGAGGAGGCGCTACCGCCAGTCGGGCAGTTGGTCTGGGTGCGTACTGAATGCGCGTGGGGCCTGATAGGCACGAAGGAAGCTTTGCTACAATATGACGGCGAAGAGAATGCATACCGCTGGAAAGAGGCTATAGGGCCTGTCAAGAGCAGAGTGACCGGCTGGTGGCCCTTGCCTGAAGCAGTGCAATGTAAGACAGAGGGCTAACAACAACCTAACTGGCAGTCTACACTGTAGAACGCCGCTTACGCCGGGGAATGGCAACATCCCCAGGCATAGGCGGCGTTTGCGTTTTGGGAGGGCAACATGCCAAACCCTAGCGACTATGATGACAAGGACAAGTGGATGGCAGCCTGCGTGCCCGTTCGCAAGGAAGAGGGCGACAAACAGGATGAGGCAGTCGCCACATGCCTGTCCACCTGGCGCAAGCACGCCGGGGAGCCAGAGTCGAAGGCGGCGAACGCCCTCAAGGCCATCTCGCGCACTGATGACGAGCTGCGCGTGGGCAACTACATCGTCCTATTCGGCGGGCGCGACCTGGAGGGCATCGCCAGCGAGAACAAGAACCAAGACGGCTCGCTTGGCGAGTTCTTCACGGCAGAGACAGACCTGGAGAGCGCTTACACCAAGGCCGGCATGCTGTATGAGGATTGGGAGCATGGGCAGGGCGAGCTAGGCGATGAACTGCTTGGCGTTGTGGACTGGAAGACGGCCCGCGTAGATGACAAGGGCGTCTTTGTCGAGCGGGTGCTCAACAGGCGCAATCAATATGTCCAATGGCTGGAGGAGTTGGGCTGGTTTGATGACGGCACGCTTGGCACCAGCTCACACGCGGACCCCAAGGGTGTAGTAAAGCGGGCAGATGGCGAGATCATGCGGTGGCCCTTGTTCCGTGACACGATCACGGTTCAGCCGATGGAGCCACGAAATCTAACCGAGAACCATATACGAGCGTTCAAGGCGCTGGGCATTCCCATGCCCGCGCAGGACGATACAGCAAACGACTCGATACCTCCAGAGGCAGAGCCAGAGGCCGACACGTCGGCGGCGTCTGCGGCAGGCAAGGGACGGATGCGCATGCAACTTCTCAAAAACAGACTGACTATGGAGGCATGACATGAAGATCGAACAGATGAAGGCGCTGGCCGATGCCAAGGCACAGGAGGCTCTCGACGCTTGGAGCGCAGATCCTCTCGACGAGGCAGCGGCCAAGGTGCTTGATGCCGAGGCTGTGAAGCTCGGCGAACGCCTGGAGCGCATGAAGGCGCTGCTGACCATCAAGACAGCGGCAGCGGAAGCAGAAGACAAGCCAGAACCAGGCGGCATTGTGGTCGTCGAGGACGAGGCAGACAAGGCCATCAAGGCCCGACCCTACAAGGGGCTGGGCGAGTTCCTGATGGATGTCAAGAACGCGGCGCTGGGCCAGGTCGATAAGCGCCTCTTGCCGCTGCGCTCGAACGACGCGGTGAATGAGGGTGGCTACTCGGTCAACGGCGCGATGGGTGACGAGTTCGTCGGCGGGCTGACCAAGAGCGCCTTCCGTAAGCAGACGGGCCTGTACGAAGGGGACAATGCGCACGGTGGGTTCCTGGTCGGCACCGACGAGGGCGGTGCCCTGTTGCAGCGCGTGTATGACGTGGGCGAACTGCTGCGACGGGTGGATATGGTGGGCGTCAGCGCCAACAGCAACGGCATGACCTTCAACGCCGTCAATGAGACGGCGCGCGCGGACGGTCACCGGCGCGGCGGTATCCGTGCCTACTGGACGGCAGAGGCGGGCACCAAGTTGCCGACCCATCCGGAGTTCCGCGAGCTGGAGCTGCGCTTGCGCAAGGTGGTTGGGTTGTGTTACGCCACTGACGAACTGCTGCAGGATGCCAACGCACTCGAAAGCTGGATCATGGGCAATCTCCCTGAGGAGCTGCGCTTCGTGGTCGAGGATGCAATCATCAGGGGCACGGGCGTAGGTATGCCGCAGGGCATCCTGCTCTCAGGCGCGCTGGTGACGCAGGCGGCGGAGCCCGCGCAAGCAGCCGATACCATCGTGACCGCAAACATCGACAAGATGTGGAGCCGGATGTGGGCGCCGAGTCGCAGGAACGCGATCTGGCTTATCAATCAGGACTGTGAGCCAGAGCTGATGAACCTACAGCGGGCCTCGGGTACGGGCGGCGTGCCGGTCTATACTCCCCCAGGCGGAGTGAGCGCAGCACCGTATGCTACCATCTTCAACCGGCCCGTCATCGCGTCCGAATACGCCGATACGGTCGGCGACGTGGGCGACATCCTGCTCGTTGACCTGAGCGAATACCAGATGATCGAGAAAGGCGGCATGCAGAGCGCCAGCTCGATCCACCTGAACTTCCTCACCGACGAGACGGTGTTCCGGTTCGTCTACCGGGTCGATGGGCGCAGCAAGTGGAATGCCACGCTGACCCCGTTCCAGTCCGTGCTGGACCAGAGCCCCTTTGTGGCCCTGGCGGCAAGATAGGAGTGACATAAAATGAGCAACATCACACTTCCCGAGAACTTTAAGATCGTAAGCGCGACCGCTGGGGCTGTCACGACCAATGGTGGCGTAACGTTCGACGTGATCGACCTGACGGACGCGATCAAGGTATGGATCGTCGCGCACTATCAGCAGGCGGTCACGCATGCCACGACCATCGTCCCGGTGACGGGCATTAGCATCGCCGCTTGTGCGACGGCGATCACTTTCACCGCACGGTGGTGGAAGAATGCCGACATCAGTGCCACGGATACGCTGGTGGCACAGACGGCAGCGACCACGATGGCCTGCACGGCAGGGGCCACCGATCAGTTGGTCGTGATCGAGATCGACCCGGCAGATATCGCGGCGCAGTTGAGCACTTACCACTGCCTGGGTGGAACTGTCGCAACCTCGGGCCAAGCCAACTATATGAGCGCCGTCTACTACATCCAGACGGCCTATAAGCAAGCGACGCCCGCGACGGCAATCGTGTAACTGGATTCGCCGGGGGGCGGGCGGCATTACGATTACGCCCGCCCCCTCTATGGCCTGACAATGGACAACCCAGGACAGGCAAAGGAGACTAGGCAATGGTGAAGAGACGTTCACCACTTTTCATGCAGCACCAACCGGGCGGCGTCTTTGGCTACGTGAGCATCGACGACTACCCGGCGGACATCTGGTTCGTGGACAGCACCAACACGGCATCCAGTGATGCGGCGGGCTACGGGCAGAACCCGGACAGCCCGTTCGCCACGCTGGACTATGCGGTGAGCGCATGTGCGGCGGCGGCGGGCGACGTGATCATCTGCCTGCCGGGGCACGCCGAAGTCGTGAGCGCGGCAGCCGGTCTGGACCTGGACTGCCAGGGCATTACCATCATCGGTGTGGGCGAGAACTCGCTGATGCCGACCGTCACCTTTGACACGGACGTGCTCGCCGACATGGACGTGGATGCGGCGGACATCACCGTGCAGCACATGCATTTCGTGGCCGGAATCGCCGACGTGACGGCAGCCATCGACGTGAATGCGTGCGGCTTCACCCTGCGCGACTGTCGATTCACCGGAGACGGCACGTTCTGTGCGACCATCTGGGTACAGCCTGCCGCCGGCATCGACTACATCACGATCGAGGACTGCTACTGCTGCGATCTGAATGCCAGTAACACGCACTTTATCAACCTCTCCGGCACCGGCGAGGGGCACATCATCCGGCGCAACATCCTGATCGGCGACTTTGGGACGGTGTGCATCGGCGGGGCGGGCGTGGTCACCAACTGCTGCGTCCTCGACAACCGCATCTACAACATCGCGGCGACGGCGGAGGCGGCGATCCACCTGGCCGACACGGCGACCGGCATCGTCATGGGCAACATGGCGGGCGGTACGGCGGCACAGGCAACAGGCATCGGGGCGACGGCATGTGCCCTGGCTGAGAACTACTACGGCGACCTGGGCGGCGACGTGTCGGCCTTGCTCGAACCCGTGGTGACATAGGAGCGATGACAAATGTCTACAGAAACGACTGAGGTCAGACAGGCTATCGTCTATCGCTCCCACGAGTACCCGCATCGCTGGTACGATGCCTTCGGCGAGGGCGTGACCAAGTACATCCAGGACTTCCAGGGCTACCCGGTGGATAACACCACCTTCCTGCCGACCGAGTTCGTGACGACGCTGGTCAATGCATCGACCTGCGTGCCCACGGACGCGGCAGGCGGGGCGATGCTGATCACCACGGCGGGCGCGGACAACGACGGCGTGAAGCTGCAGTTGGGCAGCACGGCGGGCGAGAGCGTCGGCTTTGCGGGGCAGTACCCCTGCTACTTCGGGGTCAGCTTCCAGGCCAGCGTGGTCACGCAAGCGGACTGCCTGTTCGGGGTCTGCGTGACCGACACCGCGTGCCTTGACGCCGTGACGGACGGCATGTACTTCCGTTGCGTGGACGGATCGGCGCTGCTCTACTTCGTGACCGAGAAGGACAGCGTAGAGAGCGCGACGGCAGTAGCGACGTTGGCTGCTGCTACACCGATCATCTGTGAGTGGTACTTTGACGGTTCGACCGTCTACGCCTACATCAACGGCGCGCAGGTATGCAGCGTAGCAGCGACGGACGCAACGTTCCCGAATGATGAGCTGATGCGCCTAACGATGGAGTTCCTGACGGGCGACAACGCGGCTATCACCTGTACGGTTACCGACGTCAAGTTGATCCAGGTGAGATAGCAAGTACTGGGGCGGGTCTCGTGGCCCGCCCCACCTTGGAGGACAACATGGGCGATACGAAGATCGACATCGTGGCCGAGTGTGTGCTCAGCCTCGACACGGCAGCCTATACCGCTGGCGACCTGATGTGCCAGGCGGTGGAGCTGGAGTATGCGTGCGTTCCCAACTACCCCAGCTTTATCGAGTCGGTGACGCTGCTGGACTACGACGACAACGGCGCGGCGTTGGATCTGCTGTTCTTCCGCGCCTACCCGGGCATCCTGGGCGCGGTCAACGCGGCGGTGGCGCTCTCGGCCGTTCAGGCGGAGATGATCCAGGCAGTGGTTCACATCGTCGCTGGTGACTACACCGACCTGGGCGCACGCCAGATCGCACAGCCGGAGTTCTACCCGCGCAAGGTACGCCCGACGGACGGGCAGACCTCGATCTGGGTGGCTGCCGTGGCGCGCACCAGCCAGACGGCCTATGCCAGCGGGCGACTGCTGCTCAAGGTGGGCGTGGTTAAGGTAGAGTAGGCAAGGACTATTAGGGGAACTGGGATGAATCAGACGATTCGCAATCTGCTGCTGCTCTGCCCGCGCGGGGGCTTCAGGCCGAGCGACATTCCCGGCCTCGTGCTCTGGCTCGCGGCGCGGAGAATCGCGGGCAAAAGCGATGGCGATGCGCTGACGGCCACCATCGCGGATCTGTCGCCAGCAGGAAACGACATCACGCCGGTCAACAGCCCCACTTTTCAGAGTGGCGCGGGCGATCTAATCAATGGCCATCCAGTTATCCGCACGGTGATTGCCAGCAGCCAATATCTGACGGCCAACGGGGTGGCGCTCTCGCTGACCGGTGACGATCAGCCTGCGACGGTGTTCCTCGTCGCCAAGGTCGCCTCGGTGGCAACGACGCAGGTGCTGTGGGGTGCCGGCAATTCTGGCAACAACACGCCGATATGGCAGGAGATGATAATGACCGGCACGCCCTCAACACTATGGAGCACGCGCCGGGATGATGGCGGCACTGGACCCAGCGAGGGTCGCGGGACAATAGACACAAATCTGCACATTCTAGCGTGGTGGTTCAATGGGACGACCATCCGCATCTACAAGGATGGCGTCCAGCAGGGCACCGACCTGGCCTTTGACGCGAATACCATCACGCTCAACCGATTCGCCATTGCTGCCCTACTGCGCATCGGGGCCGAAGCGTATTGTGGCATGGATCTGGCAGAGATGACGATGCACGGCAGCGCACTATCCGTGGCGAACATGAACACGATGGGGCGCTGGCTAGCGAAACTCTATGCTCAGAGCTGGACCGACATCCCAAATTGATTTACCGTGTCACTAACCTGAACGATAGTGGCGCGGGCAGTCTCCGAGCAGCACTGGAAGCGAGCGGATTTCGAGTAGTGGTATTCGATGTGGCGGGGACAGTTGAGCTGGTGTCCCAAATCATGATCCGCAATCCGAACATCGAAGTACGTGGGCAGACTGCACCTGGTGGCGGGATCTGCGTGAAGGGCGGCTACATTGCGATTGAGGCGGCAGATGTGACGTTGCGGTACCTGCGACTGAGGCCAGGAGCCACGGATGAGGTGGATGCACTACAGATCAACGCCCCGGCGCGGCGCGTGTTGATCGATCACTGCAGCCTGTCGTGGGCCGTGGACGAAAACCTGGATTTGTACGGCAATATCCACGACATAGTGATCCGCCACTGCATTATCAGCGAGGGATTGAACGATGCTGGACACAGCAAGGGGCCGCACAGCATGGGTGCCCTAGTGGGCGGCGGCGCGGATCGCGTGTTGTTCGAGCGCTGCCTGTTTGGCCACAACAACCAGCGCAACCCGCTGGTGGCCTCTGGGCGGGCTGACGTGGTGAACTGCGTGATGTACGGCGAGGGCATCCTGTTTCACTGTAGTGGCGATCCGCGTTGGCCAGATACCCGCGTCAATTTCATCGGCAACTATCAGGGATTCCCGGCAGCGGAAACAGACCGCCTCCAGAACTACATCTGGTGGTATGAGGACGGCGTGGTGCAGGTCTACGAGCACGACACGGAGATCGATGGATACGATGGGCCACCGCTGCGCTTGCTTGACGGTTATCCGGGCACAGTTGAAGACCACCTGGAGGATGTACCATTCCCTCCATTGTATGGTGGCGAACCACTGAGCGCGATGGATGCGTTGGCTGACGTTCTCGCCAATGCTGGGGCCACGCTGCCACAGCGGGATATGGTAGATGCGCGGATTGTGGCAGATGTGCAGAATGGGACGGGCGGCATCATCGACGATCCAGCAGACGTGGGCGGCTGGCCGGACTTGACGGTCTATTCACCTAATCAGACATGGGCACATAGGAGCAGGGCATGTACATCAGCCTGAGCGAACTTAGAGACTACCTGGACCTGGAGGACACCGACACCTATACGCCGGCCTTCGGGGCCGACACGCTGACCCTGGCGAGCGTCCCGTTTCGCAACACGCTCAAGACGGGGACAGAGGTCACGGTGGCATCGACGCTGGCCGACCCGCCTGCACCGCTGGTGGAGGGCACGGTCTACTATGTGATCCTGGGCGCTGACCAGGTGATCCAGCTTGCCGCCACCAGCGCACTCGCTGCCGTGCCCACGCCTATCGTCCTGACCGACGACGGGACGGGCACGCACACCATCACCCGGGAGGACGCGGACACGGCGCTGCTCACCGACGCCATCAGCGCAGCACAGACCTATATCGAGTCGCAGACCAACCGCACCTTTGAGGCAGCGGAGGACATCCGCTACTACGGGCGCGACGCGCTGAGCGACGAGGACCGCCGCCTGCTGCTGGTGGATGGCGATCTGGTGACGGGGAACACGCTGACCAACGGCGACTTTCAGGCGGGCACAACCTATGTGCCGGCATTTGCTGCCGATAGGCTGACGCTGGCCAGCACTGCGGTCTGGGATGCGCTGATAGCGGCCACGCCGCTGACGGTGACCTCGACCACCCACGACCCGCCCGCGCCGTTGGTGGAGGGGACGGTGTACTATGCCATCCTGCTCGTTTCGCCGGGCATCCAAGTGGCTGCAACCGCTGCACTGGCCCTGGCAGGCACGGCGATCACCCTGACCGACAACGGGACGGGCACGCACACGGTCGTGCCTGAAGGAACCCCGATCCCGAACACGGAATACTGGCTGCACCCGCGCAACCTGGGGCCGCCCTACTTCGGCATCCGGCTGAAGACGGACAGCACCTACTCGTGGACGTTTGACACCGACTGTTTCGTGAGCGTCAACGGCGATTGGGCCTACAGCGCGGCAGTGCCGGGGGATATCAAGGAGGCATGCAAAGTGCTGGCCGCGTTCGCTTATAGAAGGAAAGACAGTCAGGTGTTCGAGGTCACAGCGATCCCTGGTGCGGGCGTGATCACGATCCCACAGGGCATACCGGCGGGCATAACCGACGTTCTGACATACTACAAGAGGCACTGATGACCACCTACCGCAGCTTTGTGGATGCACTGGAGGCGCTGGTCATCACCGGCGTGGTGCGGCGCTACACGAGCGGACCGCCTGCAGGAGCACCCGGTGTGGGCGATACGCCCGCGCAGTACGTGCGCTATCCAGGCGGCGACGAGCGGGTGCTGGTATTCGGTGAGGGAGGCGGGTTTACCACGCTCCGTGCCGAGATGGTGCTCCTGGTCGAGCCGGTGGCGCAGAGCATGCAGGGCCGCAACTTCGACTTGACGGTGGATATGATGGACAACCTGGCGGCGGCGCTGCGCGGGGCTCCATGTACAATTGGGGGCAAGCTGAGCTGGTCGCTGCGCCAAATCATCGACACCGTGGCAGGCACTGACTACTGGGCCGTCTTGGCTTCGGTAGAGGGGCACTGATAACGCATCCCGAAAGGAGAGCGAAATGAAGGACAATGAAGGGTTCCGAGAATGGCCGTCTGATGCCTGTATGGGTTGCGGATGGCTACAGTGCAGCAATTGCACGATACCGGGTGGCGTATGTTGGAAGCGCCTTATCGCCGGGACATCAGTATCGGTGGCCGACCTTCTGGTCAAGCTCGGCATCATCCAGAGAATCGGATGAGACTCCTTAACATCGGCGTAGAAGGCAACGTATAACGCATCCCGAAAGGAGAGCGAAATGGGAATGAGTAGGCGCAAGTTTATGGAGGGCACGCTGGGTGCTCTGGGTGGGCTTATTGCATCTGGTGGGACACTGGGTGCCGCATTGGCAAGTGACCGCCGCGAACAGAACATGATCGAGATATACGCCGCCGACAATCCATTCGTCACCCTATGGCTCAATGGAAAAGATATCTCCATAGATGCTACGGGCTGTCGTGTTTATTGTGAACCAGGTAAGGTGATATGGGGCTGGGCCGAGGTTGTTGTACGCAGTGACCAAGGCGGCATCATCGCGGGACCAGATCACAAGCCCCTAGTGCGTCGGCGCTATGGATGGGTGCGGTGGGCACACCAAGACTACTAAACATCGGCTCCGGCCCGGCGAGCCTCACCATCCCCGCCTACTACGAGGACTGGGACGCGGTGCGGCTGGACATCGAGCCGCGCAACGAGCCCGATCTGCTGATGGACGCAATGGACCTGGACACGCTGGAGGCGAGCCAGTTCGATGCGGCCTATGCGTCGCACCTGCTGGAACATATCTACCCGCAGGGCCTGGAGCGCTTCATGCGCGGTGTGCATCACGTCCTGGTGGCCGACGGCTTCGTGGACTTTCGCGTGCCCGACGCCCTGGCGGCGTGCAGGAGGGCGACAGAGGACGGCACCCTGGACGCACCCTGCTACACCGTGGCGGTGGGGACGGTCACGGCCTGGGACATGCTCTATGGCTACTTGCACTATCAGCAGGTGATGGGGCCGGCGATGGCGCACCACAATGGTTTCAGCCAGCAGACGCTTACCGGGACGCTACAGGCGTTCGGCTTCGGGCGGGTGTACATCGCCCGCAACGAGTGGGAGATGGGCGCTATCGGCTGCAAGACGGACCTGGACGATGACATGAAAGAGAGGATTGGCCTTGACAGAGCAACGGGTGAGCATCGCCTTGTGCATTCCGACGATGGGGCCGCCAACGTGGAGCCTGTTCGACAGCTTCGGCCTGTGGCAGAGCTACCACTACGCGACCCATCCCGACGTTCCGGTAACGGTCATTCGCCCGCCGCGCTCGCTGCCGGTGGACGTGGCACGCACCTACCTCGTGCAGCGGGCCTTGGAGGGCGACTGTAGCCATGTGTGGTTCACCGACCAGGACGCGGCGTACACGCCGGACACGCTGGAGCGCCTGCTGGCCTGGGACGTGCCTATCGTCGGGGTGCTATGCATGATCCGCGCCTCGACATGGTGCATGCCGATGGCCTTCAAAGGCGAGAAGGAAGACGAGCCGGGGAAGTACCTCGTCCTGGTGGACGAGCCATATAACTACTTGCGCGAGCATGCCAACGTCGAGACGAACGACCCGCAGGCCATCAGCCCGATACCGGAGGGCAGCCTGTGGGACGTGGACATCACCGGGTGCCACTGCCTACTCATCAAGCGGGAAGTGCTTGAGGCGCTGGAGCCGCCGTGGTTTAGCGGCCTGCCGGGCCAGGAGGATATGTACTTTTGCCGCAAGGCGTCGGCGGCGGGCTTCCCGATTTACGTGGATTTCAGCACCATCGCCGGCCACGCCACAGGCGAGCGCATCATCGGCGTGTACGACTTTATGGCACACTACATTTTCCAGTCCTTGCTGGAGGGAATAGATGTCGGAATCGCAAACCGAACCACAGAAGATGCGTAAGAGCTGCACCTATCGGATCAACGGCGCCCTGTGCATTCGCGCCTCGGGAGCCTGGATACCGGCGGGCGTCATCGCCGACCTATCCGACTGCGAGGACGCGTTCATCACCTGGGCGCTCAAGGGCGGGTTGATCGAGACGGCGGACCCCACGGATGAGGAGCCGCTGTTCAATCAAGCTGTGGGCGCGGTCAAACGCAAACCGTGCCCGTGTGGGAACTGATCACCAATCGTCCGCAATAGTCTTCTTGCGGGGCAAGTATACGGAGCAGTTTTGATAAAGACATCGGGCAACATTGCGAGAGGTTCTGGTGTCACACCACAGACGGAATATACCAGGCCCGCGCCCTATAGAGACAGCCGCACTGGGCCTAAGGGCAAGGACAAAAGAGCGGAATTGCATGAGCAGGGGCTCTGTTCCGCAAAGCCTCAGGGAGGGATATTTTCCCTTGGCCATGAACAGACATCCGTCTCCGTCTACGAGGCCTCGCCAGAAGTGGCGATTAGCGTCCAGTTGGCGCACATATCCGGATGCGGATTTACTAGCGGTTATTCCAAACTGTGAAAGCGCGGAGACAAGATGCTTGGAGCGAACCTGATAGCGAGCCTTCGGCTTGGTACTGAATGAATCAGTTCTAGAACAGCTCGTTATCTTATGGCCCGACTTGAGGAATACACGGAATCGTTCAAGGTGTGCTTGGTCTTCCGACGAAAGTTCCACAGAAATGCATGGAGAATGGCCATCTTGATAGCTAATGCAACCATCGGCCATAAGAAATCCGGCCCAGTAAGCGGACTCTTCAGTGATGTTGTCAAAGACTGACTCATCGAGCGGCATTGTGCGAGCTGGTCCCTGCGGACGCCTGGGAATATCGCGGCGTTTGAGCAGGCCCAATATGGCCTTGTGCGTAACACCATAACGGGCAGCCAAAATGCCGGATGAATCACCTTGGCGGTATTCGGAAATCATCTGTTGTACCTGTTCGCGTGTAAGATGCTTGGCCATGTGTGTTCTCCCTATGCTCTACCAATAGGGACATTATAAGCCAAAGTAGGTGTGTTGTCAACTTGAGTTGACAAAGGAGTAAGCGAAGTGGCTCTACCGACCGGAATTTTGTCAAGCTGCACGATGTGTGTGGAACTCAGCACAGATGGCACGACCTGGACGGACTTCAGCGACTACCTGACCGTCCTCGAGCCGACGCCCGTCACCCGCGATAGTGGGCAGACGGCAGTGTTCGGCGAGGAAGACATGGCGATGGGCGTCGGGCGGAAGAACCCCATCGAGGTCACGATCCGGGGCGTCTACGTGGACGCGACGGCGACCACCAACCCGTTTCGCTATGTGTGGGCGCAGTGGACGACTGTCTGCGGCGGCGCGCTGGCGGTACGTTGGGCGCCTGCCGGGTGTACTACGACCAATCAGGTGTTCAGCACGGCGACGGCGACGGGTCACTACTCACGGCTGATCAGCCAGACGCCGCCGGCCAGTAACGCCGACACCGTGGACCCGATCATGTGGGAGGCGATCGTCAAGTCGCCCAGCCTGTATCTCGCCACATACGCATAGGAGGACGCGATGCGAAGGAACCAGTTTACCGTAGACGCTGAGTCCGTTCAGGGGAACGCCGGGGCCGAGGTCACGTTCAAGGCGCTGAAGGTGCGGGAGGTCGGAGAATACCGCAGCACCGGGATGACTGATCGCGACCTACTGCATGAGCACCTCTTGTCGTGGAAGGGCATCGTGGATGACGAGGGTCACGCCTTGCCATCCCCGGCGGATGAGCCGGAGATCCTGGGCGAGTTGTACATCCACGAGCAGCAGGAGCTCGCGCGGTTGCTCTTTCAGGGGCCGGACGGCGAGAACGCAAAAAACTGACCCAGCGCCTCGTTGAGTATCTCTGGCTCCACGGGGGCGTGTACCCTGACCGGATCGTGGACGATGTGCAAACGCTGCGCGATTGTGAGCGTTATGGCTGTCTCCCGTCGCAACTGGACGAGGAAGACTGGCATGTGATCGCGCGCCACAGGGCCATCGCGGCGGCGGAGGCCAAGTACCTGCGGGCCGAGAGCGAGTCGCGGGCGCGGAGAGGACGGCGCTAGTGCCATCATCTGAATACAACGTCAACATCACCATCACGACAAAAGACAAGACAAGCGCGGCGGCGAAGACGGCCACGAGTAGCTTGGGCCAGTTGAAGCAGGGCATCCGTATGGTTGCCGCTGCCTGGGCGGCGCTGCGCACAGCACAGAAGCTCATCGACTTTGTCAAGCTGGGCGGTCAAGTAGCGCGCGCGGGACAGGCATTCGAGTCGCTTGCCAAGAGCGCGGGCACGTCCGGCGACGCAATCCTCAAGTCGATCCAAGTTGCCAGCAACTATACCATCGACAACATGATGGCGATGAGTGCCGCGAACAAGGCGCTGATCATGGAGGTGGCACAGACGCCCGCGCAATTCGAGGAATTGGCAACAGTTGCCGTGCGCCTGGGGCGTGCTATGGGCCTGGATGCAGCGACCGCCATCGACCGTTTCACGGTGGCGGCTGCACGCAAGTCGATCAAGGTCGCGGACGATCTGGGCCTGACCATCGATGCATCCATAGCGAATGAGAAGTATGCCAAGGCGAACGATCTGGTTGCGGAAAGCCTGACCGGAGCGCAGCAAGCTCAGGCATTCCTCAACGAGATGCTGGAGCAGGGCAAGGACAAAGTTGAGAAGCTGGGGCCGCCCGTGCTTGGCGCTGCGGAAAAGATTGACATCCTCACGTCGGCCTGGAAGAATCTGCGCGATCAAGTGGCCCTGGCGGTAGCCGAAGGCACACTCGATCCCGTCGGTGGAATTGAGGGAATGGGCCGCTGGGCAGCGGAGGCCACGGAACGCTTTGAGAAAGCGCAGAGGGCGACATACGCACAACCGCAGGCTGGTCTCTTTGGTATGCCCGCCGTCTCCATCCTGGATCAATATGCGGCAGCACAAAACTCGGTAGAGGCGGCGACGCAGCGGGCGACTGCGGCGGCGGAGCGGCAGAATGCAGCGGTGACGATCACCGTTGACACTACATGGAGGCATATCGCCACTGAGGAAGAACTAGCCGCCGCGCAAAAGCTGGTGGACGAGAATCAGCGCAGATCCAACGAGACATTTGAGCAGCGGATATGGCTCTTACAGCGCGAGGGACAACAGGCAAGGGACGCGACGGTGGCTGCCCGGGAACATGCGCAGGCGCTACAGGCCGAGATGGCGGCGGCTTACAATGCCAGCATTGCCATGATGGATCTGGCGGCGTCCTATAGCTCCTATCTCGGCCAAGTCGCCATGTCAAGTGTCGACTATGCCGGCAGCATGGCCGAGATCGAGGCACAGTACCAGAAGACGATAGAGGGCATCACGTCTGGCGGTGGTGGCGGTGCCGGTGGCGGTGCAGCAGCGGCGGCGCGCGAGTTCGACAAGGCCGACATCGAACGCGGGCTGAACATCCAGAAGCTACAGCTTGAGGAGTACGAGAAGCAGCGCGGCGAGTTCGGCAAGGTGGCGGAGGAAACCGAGCCGGTCTTTTGGTATGAGCTGTCCCGCCAGGATCGCAAGTGGCTGATGGAGTCGGGTAAGTCCTTGGACGACCTGGCCCTCAAACGGGAGAAAACCACCGACGAGGCGACCGAACTCGAAAAGGCACAGATGGATGACCGGATCGAGGATCTGAAGGGCGAGATCGCCGAGACGGAGCGCATCCTTAAACAAGGCCATTGGGACCAGAGTCAGCTTCGCATCGGCGCCTACCAGCGCGACACGACGGCGCTGCTGGAAGAGGCAGCGACGCGACGGGACGCGCAGATCGCGGCGCTCGAAAAGTCGCAGGCACGTGAAGAGCTGGCGAATCAGCAATCGCTCGGACGCATCAAGCTGGCGGCGTTCGACAACTGGCTGTCTATGCAGGAGGACACGGACGCCTGGACGCAGGCCCAATGGGATGCGGTGGAGAAGATGCGGCTGAACATCATGACCGAGTACGGGCTGCTGACGCCAGCACTGTTGGCCGAGACGATCAAGTGGCAGGAAGGATTCGACAGCATGTTCCTGGCTGTGACTACCGGCGCGAAGGCGGCCGTAAGCGAGATACAGAAGGTGATCGACAAGCTGCTTGAGATCCCCGCCGAGAGGCGCATCAAGATCATCACGGAGATCATCAAGGAAGAGTCGCCCGGTATCACTGTCCCCGAGATCACCAAGAAGCAGCACGGCGGCCCGGTCAAGGCGGGGATGCCCTATATCGTCGGCGAACCCAATGGGGAACTGTTCGTTCCGCAGATGAGCGGCTACATCATTCCCCACGCCGAGACACAGCGCATCATCAACAGCAACAACCAGCAGACCTACAACTTCCCCGACGCGCGCGCAATGGCTTACTTGGGAATGCAAGAGCGGACGCGGGCGCGGCAGGGCTTCGCCGCAGCCAGCGGAATGTGAGGGATAGATGGCAGTTACCTTTACTCTGACCAGCACCGGCCTGACGACGGTCGATTTCACCGACGCCACGTTCGACTTTATCTTTGCTGATGTGGACTATGTGCCCGTCGTGGCGTCCCCGACTGGCGATGGCTCGATCCCGCCCTACGTGACCGAGACGCTGCCCGTCATCCTGCGCGGCACGTCGCACGACGATATGGCGACCTCGATGCAGGAGCTTGCGGCGCTGCAAAAGCGGGCGGCAGAGTATTGGGTCGATCAGCAGCAAGCCACGCCCGTGTGGCTCAACTGCAAGCTCTACAGCGAGACGGGCGCGCGCCGTGCTCTGGTCAAGGCCATCCACTATGAGTTCCGCCCCGACGTCGAGGCCGTCTACCGCGATTGCGCCGGCGTGCAGGACTACCTCGTCGGCACGGTGCTGATCGAGCGCCACCCCTACTGGGAGCGGACGGTGGCGCGCGTCTTCCCCAACAACACGCCCACGGCGGCGGCGGCGGTGGCCTACGATTACACGGCGGATGAGACCGAGAAGATGTCCAATGCCGGCTTCGAGACGGCGGGCGGCGGCGATCCAGACTTCTGGCTGAACTGGATGGAGAATGCAGGTGCAGGCACCCTGGCAGATGAGGGCGTCATCGTCTTTGCGGGCAGCCACGCATGCAAGATGACCAGCGGCAACCCGGCTGACACGTGTGTCTATCAGGACATCACCGTGGTCCCGGGCGGGATCTATTATCTCGATTTTCATGCGCGAGGGGATGGGACGAATGCCGGGCGCTATTTCGTCCGGGACAACACACACGCTGCCAATATTCTGCCCATGACAAGTACGGGAGTCACGGCAGCAGCTTATGCAGAAGTAGCCCTGTTGTTCACCGTACCGGCAGGCTGCACGAGCGTGGGCATCTATCTCTATTGTACTCCTGTGAATGGCGGCGTATGCTACTTTGACAATGTTTTCTCGTGGCTGCCCGCCCACGACATCGTGGGCGACGTGGCGGCGCGGGTGAATGCGCTGGCCATACAGTCCGGGACGGCAGGCGCGACGCTGACAAAATACTGGATGGGCATCCGCAGCGCTACGCTACATGGGGCGACAGGCGTCACGAGCTTTATCCCCGTGTGGGAATGCGAGGACGGCACGAACATCGGCGATGCATCCGTTTCCGATGATGGTGGTGGAAGCGAGCCCAATACGGCGAGTCCTGGCGGTGGCTCAGGTGATTACGTGATCATCAATCCTGGTGCGGGCGGCACGGCGATTGACTGGAGCGATGGGGATTTCCATCAGGTGTACGGGCAAACCCTTACTGGTGCAGGCTATAACGACAATACGAAGGTGGATGCGGCGGGCCGCTTCCTCCTTTTGCTGCGCACAAAGATGCAGACGGCGGGCAATGAATGGCGCGTGCGCATTCGCAGTGGCTTCGGTGGCTATCTACAGAGCTATCACGATCCCATCTCCGTCGCCAGCACTTCATGGAACTATTATCAGGTCGGCACAATCACCATGCCGGGACGAAACAAGCAGGCCCTAGAGACCGCGTTTCTATCGAGCGCGGGAGAATATGATTCTATCTTCCTGGAGGCCAAGCAGATCACAGGAAGCGGCGACCTGTACCTGGATTGCGTGTGCTTTGTCCCGATTGATGAGGGATTCCTCAAGATCATAGACACCATCACCGACACATCGCGCCTGGCTGTCATCGCAGAAGGACCAAAGGGCGATACTCAGGTATTGCAGGTGGACGATGTAGGTGGGGGCGCGTTCGCCATCTACCGCAATGAGGCATTCGAGTTCGAGCACTTCCGGCTTCCGCCGGGGGATGGTAGGATCGTGTGTGTCTATGCGCGTAGCGCGAGCAGTGTGTTCACCGATCAAGCAGAGTTTGCCGATGCGTCGATCATGACATCGGCCTACACCGAGCGCTGGGCGGGATTGCGCGGGGCTGAGTGATGCATAACCTGCTACTCTACGATCGCTTGGCAATCAGCACCACCAACTTCCGCCAGAACATCACGCGGCTGGCCCAGGACTGGCACCGCAGCATCAAGGCCGTGGGTGGCTACTGGCTCGGTGATTTCAGCATTGGGCAGGACCAACTCACGCGCGGCGAGATCGTGGACCTTTACAACAATGCTGTCGGCTGGCGCGTGGTTGAGATGTCCTATGGCTTCGTCACTTGGGAGGGCAGAATATCGCAGCTCAAGTTGACTCTGGATGGCGCCGAGTATACGCGCTCACTGGACCCCGAGCATTGGCATAACAAGGTCAAGGTGCGCTACCCGCCGACGATAACGGCCTGGACTGAGAACACCGACAGCTCTGATCTCTATGGCGAGAGCTGCTATGTGGATTCCGTGGGCGGTGCCTACAACAGCACGGCGGCGATAGCCCGGCGGGATCGGCGGCTGGCGGAGAACGCATATCCGCGCAGTAGGGCCACAGGCGGACTGGCAAGCGCAAAAGAGGCAAAGGGCGTCCGGCTTGACGTGTTGTGTGCCGGGTATGCCTTTACGATCAATCAGCGCTACCGCCTGACAGATACGGCACCGGCGAACCTGAGCACGCAGGTCGGCGTCTTGGTGGGAGAATCGGAGTTTGTCACGGCGGGCACGATTGCCACCAACCCGCTGCAGGTGCCCATCTCCACCGAGGGCGTCCCGACGTGCCTATGGGATTTGATCGAAGAACTCATTGGCATGGGCGATGACACCGGCGCGGAATATGTGGGCGGGGTGTATGCTGGGCGCGTGTTCAACTGTGCAGCGGCGGCGACAACCGTCACTTACTACTGGCGCAATGGCGTGCTGTACGATGTGGCGGGCAACCCGAAGCTGCCAACACACATCCAGCCCAACACCATCGTCGAGTTGGTCAAGGCACCGCGATCGCAGGCCGTTCCCGGCGGGGGCGTGAAAGAGAAGCCGAACCGGGTGTATATCGAACAGGTAGAGTTTATTGCGCCAGACGCCTACCGACTGACGCCACGCTATGGCCCCGTGCTGGAGGGAAGAGCGTAGTGGATAGGCGGCAGTTCCTCAGAGGAGCACTGCTCGCACTAATAGGAGGCAGAATGACCGAAAGACGATTCTTGGGGCGACAGGAGATAACAGCAGATGCAAGACGCCTGCAAGCCATGTTCGGCACACTATACGCTGCCGGCGGGCTTGTGAAGCTGGACGCAAACGGGATTGAGATCATTGCGGGCACCACGTTTGCTAATTCGCGTTCGTACAAGTTCGTGGACGCGAGCGGTGATATAGTGGCGCGTCTCGGGGCCGTCCACGATGACACCGTGAGCGACTATCGAAGCGTGGACATGCGAACGCTGCCCCATGCAGGGCTCGCCTCAGTTGCCTGGGTAGTGGCCGACGCCCCGACCGGAGAGATTGCGCAGACAAATATTGAGGCCAAGCTGAACTCTGCCTACGCGCGTAGTGCCACGATGCTGTGTGACGTGTCGGCTGCGTCATCCGTTCAGTGGGCCATCGATGATGTGTGGCGGGCGACAATAGGTGCCACGGAGATCAGCGCTGGGCTCCGAGGATCGGCAACGGCTGGTAATGATGTACGGCTACAAGCCGACTGGGAAGTGACCTATGACACGTCTATCCGGGCTGCCAAGACGGACATCGCACCCTGGCAAGCTGACCGAGCGAAGTTTATGGAGCTCAAGCCGTCTTCGTACAAGTCGGTCACGAAACCGGATGGGCCGCCGATCGTCGGCCTGATCGCTGAAGATGTCGAGAAGACGATGCCGCACCTGGCCAACTATCTCGCCCAAAGGGGGCCGGATGGCAAGCCCGACATAGGCGATCTAAGGCTGTCAGGCTGGGACGATAAGCAGATGATGGCCACCATGATCTCGGTCATCCAACAGCAGCAAAAGGATATCGAGGCGCTGAAGGCCCGGGTGGCGGCGCTGGAGGCCAAGTGAGGTGACCCACTATCTTCACGGCATCCATGCGAGTTCATGGATAGACGGGATCACGCCACCGTCAACCAAGTTCCCGGGCTGGCTGACCTTCACCGAGATCGCGGGGTCCGAAGGCGGTGACTATCGGCGCTGGGCCAATGCCGGATATGGTATCATCGCGCGGCTAAATCATAGTTATGCACCGGGAGGAACTATCCCAACCTCAGACAGATACGATGCGTTTGCGACTAGATGTGGAGCTTTTGTGGCGCATAGTCAAGGCTGCTATATCTGGATCGTTGGCAACGAACCAAACTTGTCGATTGAACGATCCGATGGCATCCCGATTCAGCCAGAGCAATATGCGGCTTGTTTCATTCGTTGCTATGCTGCTATCAAGCAGCAGCATCCCAGTGATCTAGTAATTCCTGCCGCTATCGGACCATGGAATACTGAGACAGGCCATTGGATAGACTACTGGCAATGTATGCTACAGACACTTCCGATGGGGCTACCTGATGGCATCGCCATCCATAGCTATACGCATGGACATGATCCGCGCCTCATTACTGCTAGCACAACAATGGATGCGCCCAACCAGATGTGGCTCTATGAGTTTCGTCACTATCGGCAGTTGCTTGAAGCCGTGCCAGATGTGCAGCATGACGTGCCGATCTTTCTCACAGAGTTCAACCCGACAAACGGCTGGCAGAACGTCGACAATGGCTACATCGGGGAAGCGCTGTGTGAGATCGACGCCTGGAATCAGGCCAACCCGCGCCAGATCATTCGGGCGTGCTGTGCATTCCGGTGGCACGACCCGTCGCGGCCAGGGTGGACGATCGGGGACAAGGCCGGCGTGGTGACGGACTACCAGCGCGCTGCCGACGTGGGATATACTTGGGAAACTTGGGATAATGGAGATGAGGAGGAACCGATGGGGTTCACCAATGGCAGCTTTGAGGGGACATACGTGGCGCACCCTTGGCATGATAACATCCTGGTCGCGCCTGGATGGCATGCGTGGTGGTCGGACAAGAAATGGCCCGACCAGGACCAGAACCCAGAACGCCCACTGGCTGCACCGGAATACAAGGCGATCACGCTCCTGGACGACGCGGCGCGCATCCTTGAGGGCACGAGTTGCCAGTGTTTCTTCGTGTTCAGCAAGCTGATGAACGCGGGCGTGTACCAGCAGGTCCAGGTCGGCGCGGGCAAGCGCGTGACCTACAGCCAGCCCTTCCATGCCTGGTGCAGCCAGAGCGACAACCCGCGCGTCAGCGACGGGGAGCTGTACCTGCGCGCGGGCATCGACCCGCGTGGCGGGACCGACTGGGAAGCGCCGGGCATCGTGTGGGGCAACTGGGTGCGCGGGATGGCCGAGTATGCCGGTACGTCGATCAGCACCGTCTCAGAGACGGACGACGTGACGGTGTGGGTCCACGCCTGGAACAAATGGGCGCTGAAACACGACGACTGCTACCTGGACGGGGCGACGCTGGAGGTCGAGGGAGAGGAGCCCGAGCCGCCCGAGCCGCCACCGTCGGGAGTGCTGCGCGTGGAGCTCAGCGGAACGGTGCGGCTGGAGATGCCGTCATTGGTGGAGCGGGTCAGGGCACTGTTTCGCTAGTACATGGACTTCCCATGTTGCCGTGCCCACCTGCTTGAAGCCCGGCGTCCGCGTTCCATACGAATTTCTTGGGCACGACTCGACCGAACAGGATACTGATAGTCCCTGGTGCGGCGGGCCGTGAACGGTATGCCTTCCGTCACCCAATTCGCCCAGTGGCGATAGGCGTCATGATAAAACGAGATGTACCAACGGGCCCCTGGTTTTGGCCTCGCAGTCAGATTTTCCGTGTATTCTCTGCCATTCACCAGTAGCTTACCGTCCTGGTAAACACACGTCGGGCCTTCTGTCATTCTGTTGTCTTCTCTCTAGCTGCCCTACCATGCGTAGGGACAGTAACGGGGCCGTCCTGGACGAACGCGGGGCGGCCCTAGCCTTGTTCGCCCTCCCCTGTCCCGGCGCGGATGGCAGCAACTTCAGCTTCAAGCAGATCAGCAATATATGACACGCGTTCCACCGTGTATTCGTAAGACTTAAACTTTTCCACAAGCCCCTCAAGCCGTGCGACGCACGCCTCCCGCTCGGCGGCGACGGCCTGAACAGCAAGCCGCGCTGCTGTATCCGCTAGGCGGTCTATCTCCGCCAGGCGCAACATCACATGATCCTCATTGTATTCATCGGGCAGATAGACAAACAAGAATAGCTCTTTGTCCATCTCATCCACCCGATAACGAGCACCAAGTCGCGGGTGCTCCGCATCCATGCTGTAGTGCTCCTCTACGCGATAGCTGATACGTTCAACCATGTCTCACCTCCACCTTCTCCCCCACCTTCACCCCGAACGCCGCAAGCTGGCAGCGCACCAGCCACTCGACCAGCGCCCGTTCCGCCGGCGTCAGCCTCGGCCACGCAGCGGCGATGGGCGCGGTGAGCATGGCGGCGATGTCCTCCTTGAAATACACATCTAGCGACACCTACCTACCCCTACTCTACCTATGTACTGTAGTCCCATAGCCCTCACGCGGGCGGCGGGGTGGTGGCCCACGCCTTGACCAGCGCCTTGCCCGGGCCGTGCAGCTCGGGCGTACCCCGGCGCTTGCCGAGCTTGTACCACTGTTTGCTCTCAAAGTCAGCCTTGACCGTCTGCCAGTCTACCGGCGCGACCTCGTGCCGCATCGCCTCGTTCTCAGAGAAGTTGCGCCCGGCCTCCACCGCCTTGCAGAAGGCGTACCACTGGCGCGGGCGTACCATCTCATAGCGGGCCCACACTTGGCGGCGACCATCGGGTGACGTGACCACGCCGGTCACGGCCCACTGGCGCGGCTCTGTCTCGCCTTCCACGTGCCAGTCGGTTGTCTGCGGGGCTCGTTGCTGCTTCCGGTCCCGGCGTTCGTCCCGTGCCCATAGGCCGAATAGCAACAGATACACAGCCACGCCGACGGCTGCACCGATAATGCCGGGGCGCACCAAGACGACCCACCACGCCACGTTCTCCTTGGGCATCAGCGCAGCCCACAACAGTGCCACGAGTAGCCCGAATCCCACGCCCAGCCGGATCGCCAACCCGCAAGGCACGCGCACGTCCAGGTCGACCACGGACGGCGCGGCAACCTCGGCCTCGGCGTCGTAGCGGCGGCGGGTCACGGGGCGACCTTAGCAATGGCAACCTCGGCCATGCCCACAGGACAGTCAGAGTCATGTCGGATGCCAACTGGAATGCAGCCCCACACACCCCTGCCGCAGAACTTACATTCCACAGCATCATAGATCTGCTTATAGCCAGCATCGACTACGGCCTCACACACCGCCAATAGCGCATCGCGTTCGGCTGTCACATCGTCCAGAACCTCAGTTATCGGTATAGGTTTCGCCATCACTCCTCCTCCCCGCCCTGCTCGCGGGCTTCCAGCCGCACCACAACGCGAGCATCAAGTGCCTCCGCAACACGGCGCAGGAATGGTAGGCCGGGTTCCCTTCTGCCATCCTCTAAGCGTGTTATGGCTAGTCGCCGCGTGCCGACTCGCCGGGCCAAGTCCTTTTGGGTCCAGCCCCGCAGCATACGAAGACGCGCAACCTGATATGCTGGCTCCAGTCTCTCCCAGGCAGCTCGGAACTCTGGATCTTTCATCTCCTCTGCTACCCAGTCCTCAAGGCGTGTAGTTTCTGCCATCACTCCTCCTCCCCGCCCTGCTGTTGATGCATCTCGGCACGGCCCAGCGCGATGCCGACCAGCGTCCGCAAGTCCGACGTCATCTCGTCGGCGTCCAGTGTCTCTTCACAGGCATCTAGCAACAGTCCATCGGTGCCATCCACGTACCACCAACAGAACCGAGTGAGTGCGTCGCGGATGCTCTCTCCCCGATGCGCCGCCGTTACTTTCACTAGTCGATGCAGCTCATCATCTATCTCAAAGTGTATCTGTGCCATCGCACACCTCCATTTGTACCATTGTACCACGAATCGGCATGCCCTGTCAAGCCCAAATGAAACGCCGCTCATTAGGCGGCGTTAAGGTGCACTATAATCTCGATTATAGAAAACGGCGCTATACCCTCGTGACTCCAATCAGCATCGGAGCCACACAACTACAACGCTACCCCGAACGCCGCGCGCACCACCTGCCCGTCTTCGCACAGCACCTTGATCCGCACCGCCTGCAGCAGCGACGCCGCCTCCCGCACCGGGCGCTGCCACAGGCTATCAAGCGCTTCTACGAGGCGGGTCATAGTCAGCACCTGCTGCTCCACCGATGGCACCGCTTCGAGCTGGGCCTCGACAGCGGCTTTATGGACATATCTCGGAGAGATGTATGGTTCGTGGACACATCAACAGCTGGACTTGACAAGGCTTGCCGTTCGTGCTATACTGTGTCTATCGACAGTAGAGGAGGGCCAATGGACGAATTGACGCAACTGCAACGAAGGGCGCTTGGGCGCATCAAAAGGTACATCAAAGACGAGGGCTACGCGCCCACGGTGCGAGAGATTGCCAGAATGATGGGCGGCTCATCATCCTCTCACGGCGAATACTACGTGAGGGCTTTGGAGCGCAAAGGCTACATCACGAGGGCAAAAGGCAAGGCGCGGGCTCTGCGCGTGGTACGTGACAATGGCAATTCTGAATCCGCCTCATAGATGCAAAGGAGAACGAACATGGCACGCAGGAACATCGTCGAACGGTTGTTGCTGGACACGAAGGCCGGCGATCTGGCGCTCAAGGCATTTGAGAAGGCGAGCGGCCTGGGCCTCGTGAAGCTGG